TTCAAACAGTTAAAACCAGCAATAAAATTATCTCTTATAATTGAGGCTATACAGCAAAAATATAGTTTTAAATTTATAGGAGGTTTTTTTGAATCTCAGATATTTAAAGATATCTATGTTAATTTAAATAAAACAACAACATCTTTAGCAAATGGGTTTTTGCAGTACGAAAACTTTAATACTACAAATCCCTATACATTAGCATCGGGTGTTGCTTTTGGAGAACTACAATATTATTCCACTATAACGCCGAAAGCTGGTTTTGAAGATATAGACTATAAATTTAGGCTTACGTTAAATGGTGTCGTCGTTGGTGAGAATGTTAATTTTATAAGGGGTACAGCAGAAGGAAGCGGAGTGTTATCTGATTTGCCTTCAAGTGTTAACGCAAAAGCAGCGGTAATAACTAAAGATAATTTTGAGTTTGATGTGGCTACTGAGGTTAGATTTGTAGGATTCTATCAGGGTTCTTTTATAACTCCATCTTTATCTGGTTATCCAAAAAGTTATGACAATCAAGAGGTTGTTTTAGAGGCTAATATTTTAAACGAGATAAAAGACATAAAGACTTATGAGTTTTTAATAGGATTATTTAAAACTTTTAATTTAGTCGTAACAAGTTCAGGAGATGACATCTTAGTTGAAGATTTACCAAGTTGGTATATTCAAGGTGATATAATAGACATAACTCCATACGTAGATACAAGTAAAAAAGACGTTGACAAGGGTGTAATATTCAATGAGATTAACTTTAAGTTTAAAGATAGTGAGCAGGTTTTAGCGGATGAGTTTAAACAGTCTAACAATAGAGTCTTTGGTAATGAAGAACTTACACTATACACCGATGAAACCCAAACCGAGAAGTTAGATGGTACTACTTTGGCTGTGGAGTCAGAGTTTGAAAACCCTATTTTTGAAAGACTGTTTAATTTAGATGATAATGATTTAACAACTATACAATATTGCCCTTATTTTAATAGAACAATTAAGAGTATTGCAGGAAATCCGTTCATGTTTTATGTGAATCCTGTATCAGTTTCTAGTAATACTTTAGGTTATAAGGGTTCTGGATCAGATTATACAGAAATATCAACGCAAGTTTTAATGCCAACTCACTCTAATATAATAGATACAGATAGTTTTAGTTTAAATTTTGCGGCAGAGTTCAACGAATATACACAAGTTCTTAATTCAGATACGATATACAGTAGGTTCTATGCTGATTATGTAGGGGATGTCTTTAGCAACAAGAGGAGAAACTATAAGTATAAGGCAATATTGCCTTTATCTATATTAAACGGTCTTAAACTTAACGATAGACTTGTTATAGGTAACACTAGATATATTATAAATAAGATAACGTCTAATCTTACTAATAGAGAGGATACACTAGAGTTAATTAATGATATATACGATGCACCATTAGTATCTGATGTGTTACGTAGTTCGTTGTTTACTCCTAACAATCAAAGGTTTTCTAATATAGCATCAACTGGTACTGCTAAATATGTAGGACTAAAAGAACAATCAGCAACTAAGTTTGATACAGGAGATGGTACAGCATTTTTAACTATTGGTTCTTTAGGTAAATCAAACATTGAAACATTAACATTCTCACTTAGTGCTAATGCTAGTGGTGCGATTAGAACGGTTGGAATAAAAGTAACGGATGGAATTAACAACCCTATTTTTTATATAATACAAGATTTATGATAGATATAATTTTAAAGATGCTAGAGTTAGATAAGATGCACGGAGTATCTAAGAATATAGATATAGCAAAAGGAAGTAATAAGTTACCTACCACATTTAAGGCAGTTTATAATCAGTTTAAAAGACAATTGAAATGGCAATAGAGAAAACATTCATATTAAAAGCTGATACAAAAGAAGCACTAAAGAACGTTGAGAAACTTACAGACTCAATAGAGGAGGTCAGCGAAGCATCGGAGGACTTAGAGAAACAGAATAAAGTCACAGCAAAGAGTGCTAAGGGTGTAGGTACTGCGGTTAAAAGCATTGGAACAGCGTTAAAGGCAATTGGTATAGGTCTTGTTATTGCTTTGTTTGCTAAGTTAGCAGATTCATTAAGTAAAAACCAAAAGGCAGTTGATTTCTTTTCTACTTCGGTAGAGTTTTTAGGTTTAGCATTTAATGATTTATTTACTTTTATATTTGATAACGCTGGAGGAGTAATTGATTTCTTTAAAGATATATTTGAAAACCCTACCAAGAATATAAAACTATTAAGGAAAGCAATTCAACATCAGATAATTGAAAGCTTTGTGTCTCTATTAGAGGTTTCAGGATTCTTAGCAACAGCATTAAAAAAATTATTTGTTGGAGACTTTAGCGGTGCATTGGATGCAGTTAAAGATGCGGGAAAAGAAGCGGTAGATGTTTTTACAGGTGTTGATGATAGTGTAGATAAAACTATTGATTTAGTTGAAGATATAGCGGAGAGTACAGCAAAATATGCAAAAGAAACTTTAAACTCTGCAAAAGCAAATGTACAGTTAAGAAATTCAGCAGAATTAGCAGCAGCACAACAAGGTAGATTAGTTGAACAATTTGACAGAGCAGCAGAGAAGCAAAGACAGATTAGAGATGAAGAGCGTAATAGTATTGCAGAACGTATTAAAGCAAATGATAAATTAAAAGGAGTATTAGACGATCAAGAAAAAGCGCTATTATCACAAGCGGGATTACAAATAGCAGCAGCACAAGCAAACTTACAATCTAATGACACCATAGAAGCACAAGTTGCCTTAGTAGATGCATTAGCAAACAAAGAGGCAATACTAGCACAAGTTGAAGGGTTTAGGTCTGAGCAATTGGTTAATGATTTAGGACTAAAAAAAGAACAAATAGAACTAGACCAAACTATCACAGATGCAGAAAGAGAAAGACAATTATCGCAGTTAGCATTTGAAGCGGAACTAGAAACCGACCCTTTAAAAAAGATTGAAAAGCAAAAACTTGCATTAGTAGCAGAAAACGAAGCAATACTTGCAGACTTAGAGCGTAAGAGGGAATTGTTTAAGTTAGGTACACAGGCAAGAACTGATGCAGAAGAGGAGTTTTTAACTAGAAAGCAAGAAATAAGCAATGAAGAGATAGCTTTAAACGCAGCAAGAAACAAAATAATAGATAAAAATAATGAAGATTCAAACAACAATGAATTAATAAGACAAAAAGCGGTTGAAGATGCTAAGGTAGGATTAGCACAAAACACTTTGGCTTTAATTGGTTCGGTAGCATCGGAAGGAAGTAAAATTGCTAAAGGTGTTCAAGTTGCTCAAACTGTTATTAGTGGAATTCAAGGTGTACAAAGTGCATTTACAACAGCATCAGCGTCACCAATTACTACTGTTTTCCCTGCATATCCTCTTATTCAGGCGGGTTTAGCAGGTGTGTTTAGTGCGTTGCAAGTTAAAAAAATACTATCAACTGATGCGAGTGGTAAAACTGCACCGAATTTAGGTGGAGCGGCTGGAGGCGGTGGACAGTCAGCACCATCATTTAATGTAGTTGGTAATAGTGGAGCATCTCAACTAAGTCAAACACTTAACGAAGAGCGTACTCCTGTGCAATCATTTGTTGTAGGTAGTGCGGTGACATCTCAACAAGCATTAGATAGAGATATCGTTGAGACTGCCTCCCTTGGTTAATCTTTTAATACATAAACAAGTAAAAAATGTTATATAAATGATGAAAGTATATGATGCAATATTTGACGAAGAGTCAACAAAGGGTGTATATGGTATCTCTTTAGTAGAAAGTCCTGCTATTATGGAGGAGTGGATAATGTTAACAGACCATCCCAAAGAGATTAAATTCACTGCAGTTGACGATGTTAAAAACTTGTTACTTGGTGCGGTATTAATTCCAGAACAAAGAATATATCGCAATATAGATGGTAATGAATTTGAGATGAAGTTTAGTGCAGAAGTTATTGAGAAATTAGCACACAACTTCCAAAAGCAATCATACCAAAACAACTCTAGTTTAGAACACGAAACAAAATTAAGCGATGTAACATTCGCTGAAACTTGGATAGTGGAAAACTCAGAAAATGATAAGTCTAATGCATTTGGTAAAACATATCCAAAAGGTACATGGGTTGCAATGTCAAAAGTATCTGATGAAGTTTACGCAAAAGCAAAAAAGGGAGAGATAAAAGGATTTTCAATTGATGCCTTATTACAACTAACAGAAGTTAATTTTAAAAATGAAGTAAATATGAATAAAGATGAATTAAAATCTTTTGGAGATTCTTTGCTAAACGAGATTAAAACCTTGTTTTCTAAAGATTCCGAAAAGAAAGATGTCAAACTTATGGATGAACCAGAAATGGGAGACAAGCCAGAAGGAGATGCACCAGAAGGAGACGCACCAGCTACTGAGGTAGAAGTGTTGAAAGATGCAATTATGCAAATGTTAGCAGAGTTTAGTGTTAGCTTTGATAAGAAAATTGAAACAGTAAAAACTGAGTTTTCAAAAGAAAATCAAACTCTGAAAACTGAAAACGAAAATTTAAAAGTTGAACTTTCTAAAGCACCAGAAGCATCTCCAATTAAACACAGAGGGGAAACTCTAAATGTTGAATTGTCGGGTAAAGGTCGCATGTTAGAATTAATGAGAAAAAAATAAAAAAAAATGGCAACAACAACAAACGTATCAAGTAACTATGCCGGTAAGGTAGCAGGTGCAATAATTAGCGAATCATTTAAAGAAGCTGATACTTTAAGACTAGGTCTTGTATCTGTATCTGATAATGTTAATTTTAAAATGAACCTAAGAAAAGGTTCTTACACAGATGGAACAACAAACTATGCTTGTGGTTTTACTCCGGGTGGAACTATTGATTTAGCAGAGAAAGTTCTAACTATCAAAAAGTTAAAAAACGATTTTGATGTATGTAAAGAAGATTTCAGACAAACATGGAGTGAGGACTCAATGGGTGCAAGTGCATCTAATCCAAACGCACCCGCTGATATTATGGAGGCTATACAGTTAATGGTTTTAGAATCAACAGCTGAGAAAGTAGATACTGATATTTGGACAGGAGCAGCAGGAACAGCTGGAGAGTTTGGAGGTTATATCGCACAATTTACAGCAGATGGTAATATTATAAAAGCAAACAACGGTATTGTACCAACTGGTAATGCTATTACAGAATCAACAGTAGAAGCAGAATTAAAGTTAGCTTTAAACGCTGTGCCAGTAAGAATCAGACGTAAAGACTTAAAAGTAATTGTTAGTCCTGATGTATTTCAAGCTTATTCTTTTTACTTAGTGTCTAAAGGAATTGCAAATGATGGTAGTGCAGAACCTAAAGAAGTAAGATTCGGAAGATATACACTTACTGAGGTTAACGGTTTACCTGATAATACAATCGCTATTTATGAAGTTAAAAACTTAGTTTTTGCAACTGGTTTGTTAACTGATATGAATGAAATTGCTATTGTAGATGAAGATGAAGTTGGTTTACTAACTGGAAAAGTAAGAGGTAAAATTGTTTACGGTGCTGCAACTGGGTATTATAACTCAGAAGATATTGTTTGGTATTTATCAACAACTACTCCTGCATAGTAGGAAATAATTAATCATAGAAAAAGGTGGTATGTTACAAGACTACCACCTTTTTTATTAAAAAAAATATAATAATATGGCATGTGTATTAACCACAGGAAGAACAGAACCTTGTAGAGATGCAGTAGGTGGCTTAAAGGCAATTTATCTATACGACTTTAGCGAGGATTCTTTCACGATTACAGCAGGAGAGGCAACAGCAATAAACGCTGATGTAACTGAGGTTTTCAAATTTGAATTATTAGCAGATGGAAATACTTTAGTTGAGACGTTTACTGCAGACGCATCTGCAGGAACTTCTGTTTACGAACAAGTGTTGACAATAGCACTTAAAAAACAAGGAGCAGGAACAGCAAGCGAGATTGCTAAAATAGTACACGCTAGACCGCCAGCAGTTGTGCAGTTTAGAGATGGTACTTATAAGATAGTAGGTATTTCAGATGGTACAGTATCAACTGGAGACGTACAGTCTGGAGGTTCTAAGGCAGACTTCAATGGCTATAACTTAGTTTTAACTGCAACAGAAATTGCACCCGCACCGACATTAGACTCGTCAACGGTAACAGCTTTATTAGCATTAGTAAGTGCAACAAATATAAATCCTTAATTTTAGTTTTTTTGTATTGGTTTAGAACGCTCTAATTAATTTTAGGGCGTTTCTTTTTTAACAAAAACCACTATAAAACTGTTATATTGGTATATGATAGTTATTGATATAGATACATTCAATGGAGTTATTGCAATTCTGCCTCGTTATTACGATGAGTTTACAGTTTTAGGACTAGCAGTAACTATTACAAGTGAAGATACAAGGAAAGTTTTAGTTAATACTATCTCTTCTGTACAGAAATTAGATGGTTTCTTGTCATTTTCTAACTCAGCAACATTTGCAAACAACGTAACTTACAAAATTAAGATAGTGGATACTACATACGGTGTAATATTTAGAGGTAAAAT